TGGGTCTAGCAATGATGCAAGATATCAAGATTGAAACACAACGCCAAGCAGGCCTACGCGGCTATGACATCGTTGGTAGTTCAATCTACGGTGTTGGCGAGTTATATGATCTTGCTGGCGTATATGGTTTATTTGACTCAAGCATTGAGTAATTGATCATTAACTATTAAGGACTAGATTATGTCATTCGCAACTGATTCAGATGTTATTGAATATGTGCCAGACTTACACGAGTACGGCATTCAGGATTTCTCTGCAGACCATGCAAAGACCCAAGAAGATATTCTGCGTCGTTTGCGAATTGAATGGTGGCCTAGACTACAGCCGTGGAAATATGACATTCGTTATGTGAACAATGCTCCAGAAATGGACAGCACTTTGCTAACGGATACTCAGTTTACCAGAACGGCTGTGTTTCATGTCCTGGCCTACTATATTCTACCCAAGTTAGCAAAATTTGACCCAGATGGTGATCGTTTTGAAAATATGATGAAACACTACAAGTCAAGATTTGAAGAAGAATTCAATCTTGTGCTCAAAGATGGTGTGGAGTATGATCTTAACAATGACAATACAGTGGGTATCAGTGAGAAAGCCTCAACTGAGTTTATGAGATTGGTAAGATAATGAGTGTGAGAGAACGAATTGTGGCAGATGTTGTCACGGTGTTGAAGAACGCGGAAGACCCCAGGTTTGCCTTGGTCAGTCGTGATCCCTTTGATGCCGCACAACTGAGTCGTCAACAGTTCCCTGCCTTGTTCATCACCAGTGCCAACGAGACACGCGAAGATATCACACAACTGGGTACCGCAGGTCGTCGTGAAGCACGCCTAAACATAGTGATCATTGGCTATGTGAATGGCACCAATCTTGACACCGCTCGTAATGATCTTATTGAGCGTGTGGAAGAAGTATTGGATGTGGACCGCACACGAGGCAGTCTGGCATACAGTACACAACTCATTGAAGTACGAACTGATTACACTCGTGTTCAACCATGGTCAGAAGTTGAATTACTGGTAGAAGTAATCTACACTTATATTAGGGGATTAGCATGATAGATAAAGAAAATCGTGTGGAAGTTAGCAATGGTCGCAAGACCCGTTGGATTAGACCAGATGAAATAGCAGAATATGCCAACATTGGTTATTCACCTGTTGAATCTCAAGAAGTTCAAGTCAAATTACAACCACGCAAAAAATCAGTGGAGCCAACTGCTACAGTTGAACTACCACAAGAAACGCCAACAACGGAGGAACCATTAAATGGCTAATTATTCAGGTCAAAGCGGTGTTCTAAAACTAGATACTGGAGCAAATGTATTGGCAACAATCGCAGAAGTTCGCAGTTTCAGTATTGATCACACAGTAGGAACGGTTGAAGATACAACCATGGGCGACCAATATCGTACATTCAAGACAAACTTAAATGAGTGGAGTGGCTCTGCAGACATTTACCTAGACGACTCAGCATATACATCATATGGCAATGTGTTGGTAGGTACCACAGCAGGTTCAAACGACTTATCAAGTTTGACAATTGAAGCATATCCAGGTGGCAACACCGCAGGATATCCAAAACTATCAGGCGAAGTCTTTGTCACTGGTTTCAGTGTCAAGGCCGCTATGGACGGAATGGCTGAAGGCACTATTTCCTTTAAGGGAACTGGCGCACTGGCATTTAGTACAGCTAGTTAATTGAGATGATTGGGATTGAAGTAAACCTCAGTCCCAACTTCGCTCGTAAGCAGAGGCGATTGTTGGATGTATTTGTTGAGCAGGTCATGACGGATGCTCAGGATATCGCACGACACAAAACGCCATGGAAATCAGGAGCCTTACGCAATGCTTGGAAAGAACTGGGATCAGGCATCGCAACAACCATAGTCAATGACAAGAGTTATGCTAAAGTTATTGACAAAGGCAGGCACATGACGGGTCGCGGTATGCGTGGCTCAACATTCGCACCCAGGGGGATTACTGTTCCCACTATTAAAGAAATCAGGAGAATTTACAAATGAGCGTTTTAGACAAAGCAACACAGCATTTTAGATCCAAATTGGATGGCAGTTTGACCGCAGTTCGCGTGGATGAATGGGATAGCACCATTTACTTTTATCCCACAACACCCTTGCGTGATGAAAGTAGCATTCTCAAACTACAAAACGAAGGCAAGACTGTAGAGGCCCTAGTACAAAGTTTGATTGTGAAATGTCGCAATGCAGATGGATCCAAAATGTTTGCCGCCGCTGATCGTGTCACATTGATGAATGAAGTTGACCCCAAGGTCATTATTCGCATTGCTGGACAGATCAATGGTGTTGATATGGATACAGTAGAAGAAATAGAAAAAAACTAAAAGAGGACACGGATATCTACTTCCTTATGCAGTTGTGTAAGGAACTAGGTATAACTTTACAGCAGGGTTTTGAACTGTCCTCTTATGAATTGAAATGCTGGGCGGCATTCTTTAAGATAGAGAATGAACGCACTAGAGAAATGATTAACAAGTCATCGCACAGACGATAAGGAGCACACAGTGGCAGACGCAACCCTAAAGATAGACGCAGACACGCGAGCCGCTGAGCGGTCCTTGGGCCAGTTACAAAGAACATTGCAAGGCCTTGCAAGCATAGCCATTGGTGGCGCTTTGCTCAAAAGTTTTGTGGACTTGACTAGTCAGACACAAGAATTAACCAACAAATTATTAAGTGTAAGTTCAGGCGTTGGTGAAGCCAACGGCAAGTTCACCCTGTTGGCGGCATCAGCACTACGCACAGGCAGTAGTCTAGGTGGTACAGTTGACCTATTCCAGAAACTGGCACAGTCAACCACATTCCAAGGTTCTACAACAGAAAGTCTAATACTTGTAACTGAACAGTTCAACAAGACTCTACAACTATCTGGTGCATCAGGTGCAGGTGCCGCAAGTTCCCTGTATCAATTTGCACAGGCCATGCAAAAGGGCATATTGAATGGTGATGAATTTAGAACCCAAAATGAAACCAACGGTTTCTTAATGAAGGTTCTGCAGAAGGAACTGGGCAAGACCACAACTGAATTACGCATCATGGCAGAAAATGGCACACTGACTGCTGGCTTGATCACCAAGGCTCTGTCCACCACAACACTGATTGCTGAAAAGCAAGCCTTGGTGATCAAGACCATACCACAGGCATTTGAGAATCTCAATACCAAATTGGCTGTCACAGTTAAACGCTTTGATGATGCCACAGGATTTGGCAATGCTGTGGTTGCTGTGATTGAAGCCCTGGGCAACAACATACCAGCAGTGACAGGTGGCATTGTGGCACTAAGTGCCGCCCTGTTGATTCTAAACACAAGATTAGTTATAACTCGTGCTACATTAATTAGTACAGGCTTTGGTGCATTGATTGTGGGTGCAGGTGTGGCCGCAGGCTATCTAGCAGACAAGTTTGGTCTTTTTGGTGACAATGTTGAAAAGGCCACAGACAAACAAAAACAAAGCAATGAAGAAACTGCCAAAGGCCTAAAGGTTAGTCAAGACAGGCTCAAGGCCTTGACTGATCTTGACAAGGCGTTGACAAAACAAACAGCCACATTGCGGGCCAACAATGACCTTGACGCACAAAGCACAGGTATTAGAAGTCTACAACTTGAAGTGGCCAAGGCCATAGCCACTGAACAAGAAAAGTACACTGATGCTGGTGGCAAGATGCCAGCCAATCTCAAAACTGCCTTGGCATTAGAAACACAGCGTAAGATTCTAAATGAAGAGCGTATCAAAGCAGATGGTGATATATTAAAACTTCAGTCAGAAACCAATACTCTATCACTTGCTGATTTGGGTGTTCGCCAAGTGACCAGTGCATTGGAATCTTTTAGATTGGGTGTCACCAAAGAGACCTACAAGGCCATGGGCGACCAGATGCGTACCACAATTGAGTCCAACATCAAACAACGAGAACTTGCGTCAATCTTGGATGACCAGGCTGTGAAGCAGGGTGAATTCAATAGACTAAGCATTGCAGATCTAGACACAAGAGATGTCACAGCACAAGTAGATGCCAAGCGACTACAGTTGGGCACATTGTTCACTGCTGAAATGCAAAAACAAATACAAGCCAGTGCGGCCATAGAACAGAGCACACGCCAACGCATTGCAGAACAAGCACAACTGAATCTACTAGTTGGTGGTGCAACTCCACAAACTCGTGAACAACAAATACAAACAGCCACTGGTG